TGTCCAATATAGCTCGCCCAACGGGGCGTATTGCATCAGCGGCTGTATCGGCTACAGGTCTTATTACATCCCCTGCAACATCCGCTACAGGTCTTACAACATCACCAACTACATCCGCTACAGGTCTAACTACATCCCCTACAGCATCCGCGACTTCTTGTATAAAATTTACCATTATGCAGCTTTCATAAGAGGTTCTTTACCAAACTTAATAAACATACCGTGTCCATCTCTATTTTCTAACCCTACAACTTCCAACTTTGTATCTTTTTCTTCAAGCTTCTTTTTTAGCACACGTAACCCTGGCAGTAGTTTTTCATTACGTATCTGTGCGCTAGCAAAAACAACTCCTTTTTTCTGTAAAAATGCCGCATATCTATACATGCTATCTATAACATTACGTCCCACGTCCATATTATACATTCTAATATACATGTTATTTTTTTCAGGAGTGAACACACCTACAAATATAGTATTTCCTATTTGCACTGTCTGCACATTTTTACCGCTTATTTCTCCAATTACTGTAGTTACAACTTGTCGCATAGTCATGTCATCAGGTATTTGTCCTGAACTTTTCATATTTTGTACAGCGCCAAGTAACACTTGGTTATAGCTTAGTCTATCTTTTTTACTGTCTTTTAGTTCCATTATGTTATCTCCAGAATACTAGCCACAACATGCAATCTATTTGCGGTAGCCGCAGTTACCTTTAGTATTTCAGATGCTTGAACAACTAGGGGGGCTGTAAGCAACTCTACTGTACCATTAGCACCTACGGCTTTTACCTTATATAAACTAAATACATCTGATCCACTAGTAATTGTTAGAGTTATGGTATCAGCATTACCTGAATCTTCAGACACTAAAATAGATTTAACTATGGCTGTGGTAGAAGCAGCGCAAGTATATAATGTAGTTATACTTGTACCTGTTAAATCAACTTTTGCGTTTGTGTACGTATTTGCCATTAGCTAAGAAACCATCCTTGTGCATCAGACTGATTCTTTAAAGTAGATTTTCTAAACTGCTCATCAATTTGCATAAAATACAGCCTTAAAGAGTCATTTAATTTTATAGCGTTATTTCTGTCATATTCATCACTTGGTAAAGGAAGAGCAGGGGCGCGAAATTTTATATCATACTCTGTAAGATCAGCTGCCATTATCGTCTCCCATCGGGTCGCATGTCAAGTCTAGGAGACCCCAACTGCCATTGCACACCTGTTGCCGAAGATTGCACTTTTAAATTCATTTGTCGTCCTCTAACTCTTATATCTACTCTGTCTGTAAATTTCTCTACAGGGGATGTAGCAGAACGTGTTACTGTACCACTACTGTTTCCTCCTTCAGAAGGAGTAGACTTAGTTCCTGCTCCAGAACTTACTAGAGGATTTAACGTAAGAGTAACAGCAGGATTATCAATAGTGGAACCATCAAAGGTTACATCAGGTATTACACGATCCACCAAGAAAAAACGGTGTCCATCATCTAGATCAAAATCAGCGGATGTTATATAAGCTGATATAGCCGCAGGTGTACCTGTCACGTTATCATCTAGTCCCTGTTCATGTTCTACAAGGTTGCTGGAGGTTGTAGCGGCTAACGGACGGTTTCTTGCCCCTGATTCTACCCATGCAGTGCGTGTTAAACTACCAAAATACCATACATTTTCTGAATAGTTATATATAACATACTTATCTGGTACGGTAGAACTAGACGAACAATAAAACCACCATATCTCATTAAACGACTCATTTGTACCCGCGAACACTTGATCGTATTGATCTTCGTTAAAATCACCAAATACATGCCGTCTAAGGTCACATATAAGAGTTTCTGTCCTACCATCGTACTTGTAAAACTTATCAGTCCCCATCCAATAAGTAACACCATTTGCATAAGCTACAGCGTTTTTAGATGCTATAGATATATTTTCACCAACAAGAGTAGCCCCCCAAACTACAGGCGCACCGACATACTGCAATGAATACAACGCTGCATCAGTCCAAACAAGTACAGATTGGCGAGAATTTACCCCTGTAACAATTTCTGATCCTTGCGATAAACGTAAACTACCCGCCTGATTAGTAGCGGCAGGTGTCCAGTCTACCAAACTTTCTTGGTCAGACCACCGAATCAACAAAGGGTCTATGTCAGAACTTCCTACTGGGTTAACCCCCAAACAGAAAACAAAACGGCTTACGTCGGACACTATTACATTATTATGTGTTGTGGGTACTCCAGAAGCCCCTGATAAACCTGATACAAGCACGGCTCTAGTAGACACCCCATTGGTTACATCCCACGTATATAATTGACTGCCTTTAAACCCAAGTACTAAATCTTCCCCAAAATTATACTGATGCCATAACCGTATACCAAATGAAGTTGACCCACTATTATTCCACGTAGTCCCTGCTTCATTCCAAGTTCCTGCCCCCCAACCTGTCATCGCAGCTTGCCCTTCTTTACCTATGTTTTCTTGGTACTGTACTACTTCGTCTGCACCAGATGCGCCATTGCCTGAGTCGCTACCTGTAGCCGTAGCACTAGCAGTAAATGTGTATACGTTAGCCGAAGTTACAGCCGTGACAATGTGTTCTGTATTTAGTACGTCCGCGGTTATATTAGCTCCTAGAGTAACAAATCCTGAAAAAGTTACATAATCTCCTACTTTAGCTCCATGCGTACTATCTGTAACAGTTATAGTTGTAGACCCGTTTGACGCTGCTAAAGTAGCCGCATTTGTTGTAGTTTTACGCACGGGGGTTATATCATAATAAGCTCCCCCCTGTTCCACATAAAACTTCTTGTGAGTGCCTATGCCTACAAGAGGAATGCTACCAAGAGTTGTCCACGCCCGTAAAGAACGGCATGTTCCTACAAACGTGTTAGCAGATATTAGTGTCCATCCACCTATTTTTTCAGGACTACCTTGCCGAAAACGTATTTTATCACAGTCATACCACCCTCCTTCATTAGTGTAGCGAGTGGTTTCTTTGTTAACCCCAGGTCTAAATACAACTTTCTTTAGTGGCATAATTACATCAATTCAAAATGAGGTCCATCAATAAAGGGTCTTCTACCCTGACTTCTTCTTAGGTCTATATAAGCGTTCATAGCTTCTTCTGCTGTGCCTTCCCAATCACGAAAATCGTCTATGTGCCATGCTGCGCCCCAACGAATTTTAACCCCTTCTCGTACTGCGGCTTCCTTCATTGCATCGGCTATGTCATCGTACAGGTTCAACTCCCAGCTTGCCCTTCCAGAAATATAAGCCATTAAGTCCACAGCATCGCCTGTAAGGTGTTTTGACTTCATGGTCTGTGAAGCGCCACGAGCGACGAGGTCTTCTTGCTCTTTTTGCGTTCTCAAACCGCAAATCACCCCAAAATCGACATTTGTGAGATCTATGGCTTTTACGACTACAGAGTGCATTTCATTTTTTACTCCGTCTAATCGCCCTAAACTTCTTTGTGATAATTTAAACGCCATTTTGTTTCCCCTTTGTATCTGTTTTAAACGCTTTGTCTACACTGCGCATTCCCGCGATTCCCAACATTCCGAGCAATAACGGCATCATTACCGACATATCCGCTTGGGGAATAACTATACCAAACCCTGCACAGATTGGCGAGACAAGATAATTTATCATTAGGGACAGCCCGCAAATCCAGCCAATCAAGGGTCTCCACGACGACTGAAACCAATTTCCCTTTGCTTCTTCCTGATTTACTTTAATTTGCGCGAGCGCAAGCTCCTTTGCATGTTTCTCGCCCATAGTAGCTATCTCGTGCGCCAAAGCCGCTTTCTGATCTTTATCTTCTATGAATTTGTCTAATAATCCTGTAACAGGTCCTACAAGCGTAGTTAATAAACTCATTTTACTTCTCCTTTATCTGCTCTTCTTGCAAGCTGATTAAACCCTATAAAACTACCAATTACGCCCATATTACTAATTACCCATATTTCCGCAATCCCAGAAAGATGGTCTATACGTTCAATAGGAACAACTGGTGTCATCAATACAACAATAAATGCTGTAACTGTTAGCGCAGAGAACCATACTAAATATCTTTGTTGATCTTCTTTTTTATCTCTATTTTCCAAAAGAACCATACGTTCTTTAATTAGCATCTCTTGATCTGTTACAACACCATCACCGTTAGTGTCTGCCTTTTCCCAGATAGATCCTTTTTCTAATTTCTTTTGTGTCATTCTATTTCTTTCGGTTGTTCATTATAACTAAAATAAACGCTAATGTCTTTATTTAAAACTGTCATTTAACGAGTCAAGAACACTATCTATATTTGGTTCCTTTCCATTTGGATCATATTTACACTGATACTCCATAGGACATTGACCTTCTACCACTAATGTATATGTGTCATTTGCTCCCTTATATAAACATACTTCCTGACCATTTTTCGCTTTTCTTCTTTTATATCTCCTACAAGTTATGTATTTAGGGTCTTCTCTAATCCCTTTTCTTATTTCTTGTTCCCATGTCCAATCGCTGAATTTCTTCAAGAAACAACTAAAACATTGAATTATATTTTCTGATTGTGCTAAATATATCACACCTTCGTGGGCGCATAGCCATTCAAACGTATATTGACCCCCTTCTTTTCTTACACAATTATCCGAACCACCCTCTATCGACCCCCATGAGGGTGTAAATAAGCAACCCAAGAAGACCAATGCCAACAGAAAGAACAACAACGAGGGCAACAATCCCGATAATCTTTTCTCTAAATTTTTGTCTGTCATAGATCTCTTTCTGTCTGCGTTTACGGATTTGCCCTTCCATTTGGAGAAGCTCGTCCCAACTTTTACTCCCATGAGTAAACATTAAAAATTGTTTTAGTTCATATCTCTGTTCTTCCAGTTTCTTTTTAGCGGTAAATGCCTCAATAGCTTCTGATTCAATGCTACCACCCCCAAACACTTTTCGTATCATAGAAGGATTTTTTGCCGATTTATGGGCGTTATCTACATCACTTACAGCCCCCATCCAACGCGATAGATCCTGTGACATGGATTCTAAGTCCCGTCCCGCCTGAAATGCACGTTTAATGCCTGCAAAGGCTGTAGAAGCCGTACTAACAGCTACGGAAATGCTAACAGGATCGAACATTTAGACAACCCCGCTGTAAATAACACCTATAGTTGCTGTTGCATAAATACCAAAAGCCCATATAACAAGCTGCTCCAGTCTTTTTACTCTAGATTCAACAGATTTCATTTGTTGCTGCATTACAGCTAACTGCGTAAGTATATTTGTTATGTCTGCCTTTGTCATTAATCTGTCTTATGTTTTAATAATATAGTTTAAGATTATTGTCGGCTGTACGTTGTTGTGTGCGCCATCCCCACCAGTGCTAGAGGATGTAATCGTAGCCGCTGCACCCAACTGACCACTACCACCCCTGTTTGTAGAATCGCCACCCACTTGCTGTTGAGCGGCAACGGTGTGCGTGTGTGCAGGCATCTGCGCTGTTGACAATGTATGTGTTTCTGAACCACCTGTGTCTCCCAATGTATCACCATTAAGACCACCAGTTTGGTCAGTAAGTCTATTCGCTGAAGACCCTCCCATGTCATCTTGACCTGCAACAACTCTTCCTCGCAAATCTGGAACATTAAAAGTAGAAGACCCATCACCTGTTCCATATGTAGTGCTTATGGCGGAAAAAAGGGTTGAATAAGTAGATCGTGAAATAGCCGAACCATCGCATAACAAAAACCCTGTTGGAGCAGATGCGCCTGCGAAAGGTATTACTCCACCAGCTGGAACAAGTGCGTTTGCGTTTGTATACGTCTTAATATCACTTGCAGGTATTGTTTTCATCGTACCGCCATCGTTAACAACTACGCCATCTGCGTCTGCTACGGTTATAGAACCACCGACTGATGTGTCTCCGTCTAACAAGTTTAACTCGTCTTTGGTGGTTGTGGCTCCATCCATAATATTAAGTTCCGCAGCAGTTGAGGTAACAGCTGTACCATTTATTGCAAATTTATCAGTAACAACATTGAACGTGCCATTGTCTTCTATTCTGGCAACCTCTGTCCCATCTCTTTGTTGAAATATAATATCTTTAGCATCAACGACAGGTTTAATAATTACATCACTTGATGAGTTGGTAATATTTAGTATCTCTGTACCGCCAACAGAAAATTTAAAATCTCCTCCCCCTGCGTCAAGATCTATATCCCCTGCTACATCTACTGTCAGATCTCCAGAACTTAGGTCAATCTCCGTACCATCAATTGTTATGTTGTCTACAATTACACCACTGTTTGCTGTAACAGTTGTGAACGAACCCGCAACCCCAGATTTAAGTGGGAGTAGCACAGATAAATCTATAACCGCTGCGCCTGATCCCGCGCCATCAGCATAAATTATTGCTGCTTCACCATTTGCTACCGACGCATTTGCGCCAGAACCTTGAGAAAACTGTAGAGTCTGACCTATGGAATTTTTAACAAAATATAATTTTTGGGCATCATTTGGTGCGATTGTTGCGGTATGAGTTCCACTTTGACTACCTGTGGTAGTATATAATAAAACTTTACTCATCCCATCTGTTACAGTCCCATCAGTTGTAGTTAATGTACTTGTACTACCACTAGCAACATCAATGGTAACTATCCCATTAGTTAACTTATCTATAATATCAAAATTTGTGTTTGTGGTGGTTCCCCATGATCCAGATTGTTCACCCGAACCAATTTTTTCTATGCCTCCGTTAGTTGTGTATGTAGATACCATTTTTTACCTCTATGATGCTATGTCCGTCCACGTTTGTGACACACTCGTAGAAATATCTGTCCACGATTGCGATGCTCCTGTTGTTATCGCTGAATACGAAGGATTTACCCCAGGAACAATTTCCCCCCATATTAGTACATTTCCTTGAGAAAGTGTAGTAGAAAGTCCAGTAATGCTTATATTAGCTTTACCAATCACACTTTCATCACCTACAGACATTGTAGCCGTATTACCTGTAAGCGTTATATTAGCATCACCTGTAACACCTTCAGACCCAAGAGTTGCCGTTGCGGTGGCAGCAGAAGGATGTATAAAAGCACCAGGAAGTTGAGCAAAAGCTAACTCCGATATGGAGCTAAAGCCAAGCATCAGTCAGCGTCCTTGATGGTTAGTGTACCTGCCTTTACTTGTTTTAGTATTTCTGCGTAATCTGCGTTATCAGGGTCTAGGGGTACATTGTTCTCTTGCCCACCTATAGTAGCTTTAACATAAATTACTGTGTCTAATAGCTTATCCTTAACATATTGTGCTTCTGTTATACTCATTATAATTCTGCCTTTATCTCTGTAACTGTTCCACCACCACCTGTAGCAGGATAGAAATACCCATATCCATCTGATGAAAAATCAACCCATGCTGTTATGTTTGTTGTAGTATTATTTGAAGCAGTAGTGTAATAACTAAAATTAGCCATATTGCTATAGGTATATGACCCACTTTTTAAGGCACAAGAAGGATTTGTCCTCATCTCAACAGGCAATCTTACATTCCAATAATCGCCAGAGGTAGTACCATACCCTCCACGAACAACTTGATTATCCTGATGTCTAATTACTTGATAATATCTCTGACATCTAAGTAATTCATCGGCATACGGAATATGCTCAAATTCCGTTGGGTTCTGCCCTACTTCTAACTGAACACCTGTAATAAAAAATGTGTTGTCTGTGCTTGAAAAGAAACTGCCTATACCTGCTCCCCTGTCATCAGCATCTTCTGCTTGCCATGTTGTTCCTAAAGTGCCACCTGTATAAGTAGCACCACCGTGCAACCATATATTGAAATCAAGACTTCGTCCATTATCATCGCCAAATGCCCCTGTAGTATCAGCAGGAAAAGTTATTTCATGTCTTGCCCATGATGTTCCTACGGTGAATGTTTTACCAACGTGCCTATTATTATCTATATCATACAACTCAGCCACATATGTTTTACTTGCATTGGCTTTTGCATAGAAACTTAAAGTAAAAGGCTTTGCATCTGATGTTCCTTTAGCAAACGCTTGTAGATTTTGTCCTTCAATTCTTTGCTGAAGTAGTAACAATTCACCTGTTGCTATTGAAGTATCTGTTGTTGTGCAAGCGACTTTTAAACTGTTAGCAAATCCACTAGGCGCAGAACTATCTTGTGTCATAGTAAAACGTCCATCTCCTGCATTACATTCAAATCCCCATCTATCACAAACTTTATATCTTGTACTTGTTGTACTACTTGTACTACTTGCACCCAACCCTGTGCTTGACGTTCCTCTCTGAGCCACATTCATTGCACCATTGATGATGACATTTCTGTTTACTCCACCACCACCTGCGTTGATGTTGCCTATTAAGTTTGCTAATTCTGCTGCTTTGCTCATATTGTTATCCTATAAATGTTACCTGACACCAAATGTATAAAGCCCCACTATAGAGGTCGGAATCTGCTCTAAACTGAATATAATCACTTGCACTTAATCGTTGAACTTCAGAAACAGTTATTGTTTCATCGTTTCTACCTCCAGAGGTTATACTATTTGTTTCATGTGAATAAACTCTAGTCCTTGTTGTATTTATATATAAATCTACTGTGTTTGCTGCGGCAGCATTTGCCCATACATAAAATCCTGCTGTTATAAGATATAATCCTGTTGTTGGTACAGTTATTCGCCCATTTGAACTGTCAAATGTAATGCCACTATTTTCAACGACATCAAAAAACGTAAAATTAACATAACCTGATCTTGTTGTAACTTCTGCGTCACCATTACCTTTAAGTGAAATAAAAGGTCTTGCAGGGTAGGTAATTCTACCAGAGGTATCAATAGATTGAGCCGTATTAGAGTTCGTTGCGTCTTGTATGGTATTTACTTTAAGTATTGATGCCATTGTTTATCCTATTAACGTATAAGAAACTGATGTATATGTTGTTGCATTTGTACCTGCTCTGTTTATATCCCTGTTACCACCTGTATCATGTCCAATATCAAAATAACTATTAGCACTTATTTCATGCAAATAAGTCCATGTCATGTGCCTTGCATCAGCAACATACCAGTAATGCACTATTGAACCATCAACACGCAAATAACAACTAAACGTAGTAACACCATCAAGAAGCAAATTAAAAGTAACTTGATACATTCCTGTGATGGGTACTGTATATCTGTAATTTGATGTGTCGTATGTTCCCCCACCTACATTTACTTTAACTGAAGCAAAAGGTAAAACTGAGCCTGTTGAAACTGTAGTGTAACCACCAGTTTGAGCCGAATCAAAAACAACAAAACAATGAGGTCTTGCAGGAGTTAGAACTCTTCCACTACTATCTATCGTAATAGCACTTGTGCCACCAGAATGTTTTATTGAATCTACATGAAGTTCACTTGCCATTATGCTTGTATCTCCTCACAATAAATTATATTTTTGCTTCCTGCATCTGATGCCCCCCAACCAAAATAAACAGCATTACTTGCTGTGTGTCCTCTAAAATAAGGTTGATAGCTTATTGATTGTCCTAGAGTATAACTTGGCTCGTCAATAAAATTAAAAGAACCTCCCTCCCAAAGATACCCTGCATTTACTGGAGGTGAATCTGTTGCCGCTGAATATGCCCCTCCTGCGACACTTCTATATAATTTTATTGCGATATAATTACCAGAAGCAACATAAGTTTGATACGTTAGATGAACTCTAATTTTATTACCTGCGAATCTAGGAGTTATAGATGCAATTAATCCATTCCCTACACCATTATATGATGTAGAAGTTATATTAGTTTGCAATCCATTAACAGCTACTTGTGTTCCTACTTGCACAATAGAGCCACTAGGCATCTGCACAGTATTTGCCGTTGCCTTACCCTCTATTTTATCTACTACTAATCTGCTTGTCATTATACCACCGTCCATACACCATTAACTGTAACAGTAGCACTAGTAACTGTAATCGGACCTGCTGATACCCCATTTGTGCCACTTGGTATTGTTATATCTGCTGTAATCGAATTACCATTTGTTCTTATTATACTGTTATTCCCCAGAAAAGGGTAGCGTGTATCTGATTCTGCTTTGGAATAACTATTAGCTATTGTGAAAGCATCATAAACAATTATCTCTACCACATCATTAAGGGAAGCTCCTGTAACCAATACCATTGTTGTACCAGATGAAGCTGTATAATCTGTAGAAGGCTTTAATAATACCCCATTCTGAAAAACATCAACATATTCGGAGTCTGGATAAGAAAGCGAATTTGCATTGGCATCTGACCCACTAAACGAGGTCTGCCCTGCTGTGGCTTGGTATATAAACCTAGTCCTAACTCCTTGATTTGGTGCTTTCCCTATATATGGCATATTGTTATCCTAATTTATTAGCTTTATCTCTAGCCACTCTGTCTTTATAGTCACCCCTTGCCACTACCAACTTTACAAAGTCGGCTTGGTTGCTTGGGATTGGGTCAGTAAAAGAACTGTCGTTCATTAACTTAGTTGTCCACTCTCGTTGCATCCTTTTCCAACAGTTATTGATTTTACCTGTCATTGCTTCTTGAACCCATGTGTTAATGTCCAACAAATCATTCTTTAGAATAGTCTGTTGAGTATCATCTACTTCTATTGTTAGTGTAAGTTTTGCCATTATTATCTCCTCTATGATAGGGTTATTTCGCCCTGACAATTAACAGACTAAGTAGCCTGTAAAATGTAAAAATTCTGCGTCATTGTTTAATGTTGTCTGATTAGCCCCACCGTTTTGAGCAACTTGAGCTTTTGCTATATCACCTGAATCCATGTCTGCAAGAATTGAAAGACTAAACCCATGACTAGTATCACTACCTCCATACAAGCTCATATTCATATACTTTAAGTATCTTCTATTAGATGTAAATATATCAATAAGATAATTAGTTGCACCAGTATCTAAATTTTGAAAAGGCATATTAATTGAAAGACAATATTTTCCATCTACAGGTGCAGTAAATTGGTTAGACCCAAAGTCTCCATTTACGTCAAATCTTTCACCATCAAAAGTTACTTGAGTAGTTGTACCTGCGTTCCAAGACAAAGCTGACCCAGTATTTGTAACACTAAAAGCAGGTTGCAAGGGCTTAGTAATAATCCCATTAGCATCAAAAACCATGTGTGATGTAGTGCCTAACGCAGAGCCTAGACCTATAGTTAAGCTATCAGAACTATCGTCTAGTCCTATGTGAAAGTCTTGAGCATTGCCATCAAATACAATAGCTGTATCATTAGCTGTGCCATCACCTAATGTGCCTAATCCACTTCCTCTAACTTTAGTTAAAGCCACTTTCTACTCCTATGGTTTACTTGGGAATGTTACACTACTCATGTCTAATGCACCATTACTATCTAGCTTTGGGTCAGAACTAGCAGGTAAATCTCTCAAGGCTTGTCTATAGGTTTTCATGTTGTTCGCCATAGTCACATCGCCTAACGCAGTCCAATCTGTTTCTGCCAGTAATCTATCTCGTTCTACACGAAGCAATCGCATTGGCTCACGGCTTTGCAATAACGTCTTTTCACCTGATACCTGCTCCCAGTTCACACCCCAGTCCTTTGGGTCAGAGCTTTCTATAGCTGTTCCATTACTATCTTCTCCTGTGACTTTGCGAAACATTGAGTTAAACTCTGCTTCGCTTGTAGGGTTTCCTCTAAGAACCCATTCTTTAATTCCTAAACTATTTAATGCTGTTGCGATTGATGTCATTGTTTTATCTCCATTACTGTAAGTTGTGACACACCTTGATGAGTGTAAGTTTGGTTATCATCTATTGGGGGACTATTGGTAACAATATAGGAAGACGATTGGTTTGTTTGACCTATTGATATTTTGTAAGTTATTGCACTTGTAGAGGAGGGTGAATCGATATATTGACCACTTGCGTTAGCCATTCTATAGGATTCATTATCTGTTTGACCAACAGTATTGGTACTAAACCAAACGGCTACTCTGTTACCAGAAAGATTAGAGTTAACTGCTATTTGTGTGCTATCCCTATACAATTTTACTCCAGAGTATCTCATTCCTTCATCTGTAGAACCTCCTGTGCTATTTTGACAAGACAAATTTATACTACAAGAAATATGGATTTTACTTGACGAAAATTTAGGAGTTATTGCTATGCTCATAAAATCTGAAAAAGTTATTCCACTTACGGCTGTTATTGTATCACTCGTAACAGCTTGAACTTGAACTACAGAACCTGCAGGCATAGCCACAGTACCTGCCGTTGATTTACCCTGTATGGTATCTACTGTTAGTGTACTCATTGGGCAATCTCCATAAGAGTCATTGTACAAGCATTAAGAATTGGTGAATTAACTCCAACTGTCCCTGCACCATTTGTACGTTGTTGTGTCTTATAAGTTACTGAAGATGTAGTAGCAGGGCTGTCTAGTTTAGTAACATCTATAGTGCCATACCAATCTCCACCTTCACTCTCTCCAAAATATTGTTCTTCTAATGTAGTAGAATCTCTCACTAGACTCATTCTACCTGCACCATCAAGTGCTTTAGCTTGTTGATGAACCAAAACAAGTATTTTATTATTTGTAGATACGGGAGTTATTGATGCTGTCAATCCAGTATCTGCCATACTTGAACTTGTGCTTGTAGTTTCAGTTCCATAATCAACGCTTACAACCTGCACCACATACCTATTCGTACCTGCTGTCTGTCCTTGTAAGTTGTCTACTCTTAATGTACTCATTGTTTATCCTATGACGGTTTAGTAGGGAAGGTTACAGATGATATATCAATGTGAGGTCCATCTTGTTTAATGGTAGCTACATCAATAGTCTTAGTCATATCTCTCAAAGATTGTCTGTATGTTTTCCATTCAGCTTTTTTACTATCAGATAAAGGACTATCATTAGCTTGAGTCCAATCAGAATCAGTTAATCTTCTATTTCTTTCGTACCTTAAATCTTGCATTTTATATTCGTCTGTAAGTGCCATATCTTTATCCTATTAAATGTCCTTCAAAGTGAGAATATAAAGTATTGTTTTCTGAGTAGTATGAATTAGCAGTATCAGAACCATGATAAATATAAACACCAACTTGGGTGCTTGCTGTAAGTTCAGCAGTACAATTAGTTATCTGTGTCCCACTCCGAGCAGTAACATTGTTTGACTTATAAGTATGAGAAAGGAAAGTGGATTCATCAGTAGCAGGATTTGTAGTGCCAGTAACTATTGTTAGTCTAGCATTTCCTCCATCTGTGTGCATATAAACTCTTGCTGAGAAAAAATACAATCCGTCTACAGGACAAGTAAATCGGTATGTTGATGTATTGTAATTTCCACCAATATCATATTTCTCTGCGTTATAGGCTACAATTTGATGTTGTGCATGAGTTACTTCTGTCCATGCTGAAGACGCATTATTATATGCTCTAAAGGCAGGTCTTGCAGGAGTTAATACTCTTCCTGTGCTATCAATAGTCTGAGCCAAAGTGCCATTTGTATGCTTTATACTTTGTACTAATAAATTGCTCATATGATTGCTAAGTTGCCCCCTGAGTTTACTGTAACTGTAATCCCACTCGTAATGCCAACAGGACCTGTAACTGTAGCGTTTTCCGTAGCTTCTATCGTTGTACTAACATCTATTGTCTGAGAGTTAATCCTAAACATACCCCCATGCTTAAAATTACCCTTGTTTGTTTCTGGTGGCACAACAGAACTGTCAGCTAATCCCAGGTAGTTTACAAAGATATTACTTGTGCCAGAAGAAGGTGCTTCTGAAAACACGAGGCTTGTACCACCTGTTATAGAATAAGCAGAGCTATCTTGAACAACGCCATCTACTGATACAAGGACATCTTGTACGTTTCCTACGTTATTGGTCAAAGTAAATGCTGTGGCACTCCCATCGCCATTAAAACGCTGTACAGAGGGTATATCATGGAAGTTTGCTGAAACCGTATTACCGATGTATGCCATTAGGTGATCTCCATTATGCTTGCTACTGTATCTAAACTATCGGCTGTATTAGACGAAACTTGCAATGTATGACCTGCCTCCATAATAATCTTGTTTCCTGCCATATACTCAAATGACGACCCAGAAGGTATCGGTATGTTTTTAGCAAGAAACACAGACTGTCCCGTGTTTAATTTTATATCAGCAGTTATTTGGCTTGTTGTTGTATTGGCTAACGTCAACCCTATAACAACCGTAGTTGTACTCGAAGGGGTAGTATACACACTTACTAACGCATTAGCAGAGGTATTTGCTCCGCTGTACACTTTGTTTTTAAAGGTATTAGCCATTATCTACTCCTACGCTACATCATCTAAGAGAGCCGCTACTATACAATCTACTGTTCCAGATGATGATACTGCGTGAATAGCCCCTACCGTAGTTTTAGGTAATCTAGCACAAAAAAACTCATTTTGCCCAATATGTATACTAGCCGTGTCGGTAGAAGAAGGGGTGCTACCATCTATTGTAACGTATATACTAGCCGCAGAACTATTAACATTTTTTATAAATAAACACATTACCAAGTCGTTAGCGTGGATAGCAGTAGTAGCTGTTTCTGCATTCACGGCTGTGTAATCTAAAAAATCTCCAACCATTAAATCATCGTCACCTGTATCTACACTAGACAATTTGTAGTACCATTTTTCAGTTGTGTCAGCAGGACTTACTGTCATTGTCGAAGTAAACACCTTTTGTATTTCATCAGGCAATCCTTGTACCTGTATTGTTGCTATTGCGTCATCTGCCATGTCTATTCTCCTTTACTATCCAAGGGCAATCGCTAATGCGGTGGATTCGTCTCCAATAACTGTATTTAAAGCTGTTCCATTTACAGTTATCGCATCTGCTTCTAATGTTCCATCTATGTCGGCATCTCCACTAATGTCTAAACTTGTTGCGTCTACTTCACCTGCTACGGTGAGTACCCCACTAGCAACTGTCATTAAATCTGTATCGCTTGTATGTCCTATAGTTGTGCCATTTATAATTACGTTATCTACTGTGAGGGTCGTCAGCGTTCCTACTGACGTAATGTTAGATTGAGCTGCTCCAGTAACTGTTGCCGCAGTTCCACTGGCGTTTCCTGTTACATTTCCTGTTAAGTTGCCTTCTACATTTGCTACGATTGTGCCAGTAGTCATATCAAGGTTTCCTGTGCTACTTGCGTTATCTGTAGTAGTACCTAATGCAAACTTATCTTCTGACTCATCCCACATAAACAAAGCATCATTACCTGTTGATCCCCTTTGTATAATTATTCCACAATCATTTGAATTAGAACCTGCTCCACTGTTTAACTCTAATAAACTATCTTTTACGGTAGTGTTTGTAGTATCGATAGTTGTTGTTGTTCCGTTAACTGTTAGATTTCCTCCTATCGTAACATTGTCTGTCACTGTGACACTATCCACATAGGAGTCTTTAAACCTAACACTAGTCGAACCCAAATCAACATCACTATCAGTTTCAGGACCTAGAATACCGTCTGCCACATACACTTGCTCTGCATTGGAAGCAAAGAAATGTATTTCATTTGCTGTTTCAAAATCTATCTTTGTTTCATCATCTTCACCAATCTTTATGTCTGTAGCCAATAAAGACGTTATTCCTGTTTGAGCCGCATCCACAGCTAATGTTACTGTTGTTGATGTTGCACTTGAGGCTAGACCTGTACCACCTGCAATGGTTAATGACTCGCTGTCTAAGTCAATATCAATCGTACCACTATCAGAAGCAACGTCTAAATCCTGTGCTGTTACCTGTGCGTCAACATATGCCTTAACAGACTGCTGACTTGGTATACCTGTGGCACTGTTAGAATCCATGCCGTCTTCATCCACAAAACTTTTGCCATCTAGAATATTTAACTCAGCAGCCGTTGAAGTAACAGCCGTACTATTTATTTTTAAGGAAGGAACATCTACTGCGTTAGAGGCATCTTTATAAACAACCTTAGTAGCAGGAAGTGTAATAAATACGTCTTTTGTTCCTGCACCTAAGTTAACTCTATTATTACTGTTTGAACTTGCTATTACATTACCATCGGTTCTTGCTATAGTAGTTCCAGATGAGGTAAATGTACCTAACCCGACTTCAAAGTCATTATTAGTATTATCAACAATCGCATAATATGTTGTATCCGAGTTAGATAGATTTGCGGTAAAAGTCTCAAAATTTGCTACAGCACCTAAAAGAGATATCGTTCCTGTACCTGTGGTAGTGGTGGTTTCTCGTACTCTATCTGCAATCTTTAATGCCATTAGGCTATCCTTATTATTGCGTTACTTGCATCTGCTGCAGGGAAAACAACTGTAAAATCTCCTGAAGACGATGTTTTATCTGCTCCAAAGTCTAAAACACATACTGATGGGTAATATAAAGTACCTGAAACATTCTTCTGCACCGAACTGTTGTATATCAACGCTCCCCTTGCTGTAATTGATGCAGAACTCCAGGTAACGTCTGAAAAATCCGTAAGAGCAGTGGTACTAGATGTTGTAGGAGTGACGTTTGTCAAAGCTCCCCCTGCCGCATCGTAATTTGTTCCTGATACTTCGTTACTTGTTGTATACCCTATCGTATCCGCTGCCAAACTTGCGCTGCTTGTATATAATGCAATTTTAAAGGTATCTCCTGAAAAAGTAGTACTTTGGTTACTTGCCGAAGCCGATGCGGTGTCAGTCATTTCAAAAGTTGTGGCATTAGTAATAGATAAAACTCTAGTACTGGTCTGGGTTTCTCCAGAAGAAACAATATTCATCCCCCTATGAATAGTTGCTGTACTATCCATAGTTGCTGTTCTATCGCCACTTGTATAATCACAAGAAGAATCTGAAACATTTGCTGAAAAGATGTGCATCCCCTGCATTAACTCTTTTTTAAAGGACGTACACATTGCTTGAGTTATAGCCATTATAGTCTCCTTATGTGTTCTGCAAGTTGGTCATAACCTGCATCTTTAATAGCATTATATATTGTAGTTCTATCAGACTTTATAGCTTCTTTCATATAAAAAGCTATAAGTTTCTCTAAGTGTGCTTTAAACGCTCTTGCCTGATCTCTTATAGCAGGAGGAGCTGTATCGCTAACTTCTACAATCTTTTCCACACACCTACTAGCTACTTCTTCAGGAGTAAATCCTCTTTTTTCCGTTGTATGGACATTTACTATTGGGTCTTTTGGTAATTCCATTAACATATTATCCACCTACACTAACCTTATTCGCACCAGATCTATAAGAATCTGTTACATTTCTAACTTCAGAAATATTTTGAAGTAACGTCATAGATTGTAAATATAATTTCTCATAATTTGCTATTACGTCAGGTTCTCCTTTTTGGAATCTTATAGCTTCTATAAGCGCACCATTTAAAAGGGCAGAATCAAAATCATCCCCAAGAAATGTAGTACTAGCGGTAACTATAGATGTAGGATAATAACCATAATGTAGCTCAACATTATAAGCAGCGTCTGGCGTAGGACCTAATATAAAAAACCCATCAGACCATTGTGAATAATGTTTAGGTGTACCTGTGGTCGAAGGGTTTGGATAGGCTTCTCGCATAAAATTAACATCTTTATACAACAAAAAACTATGTACATTTGCAGATGATGTATAAATAGACATACTATAGGAATAAAGAAAGTCCGAAGGTATAGATAAATACTTATTACTTGATGTTAATGCAGAAGTTACATTCTTCCGCAACGCAGGTATCTGAACTGTATTATAGATCTTTTGCTCTGCTTGCTGAGTAAACATAGCAAACTGATCGTCCGTAAACGTAGTTTCACATATATCTGCTATATTGGTTTTTAAAGATGTGTAATTCATACCTTATCCCATTGGTCCTCTAGCGTATAAGCCTTTTGTTGCTAAACCCCCACCACGCATCTTTACTTTCTTGCCAACCTTCTTGGCATACTTTTTAGCTTCTTCCTTGCCCTTTTTTGTGTAACTAAAATGTTTTTTTCCTACTTTTGGCATTTTTTCTCCTAACTTGTTGTCACTGTAACACTACCTACTGATCCTGTAGCTTCTAAAGTATTAGGAGATAGTCCATAGTTATTATTCCCATCCCCAACAGGTTTCCACCCCCAATTTATATTTCTACTGCTCGGATATCCTGTAAAGTCAGGACGTGGATCACGTACTGCCTGGGGGTCACGTACAGGATATAACCCTAACTTGTTTTGAGGATGATCTTCTTCCCAACAATCAGGACATGCTTTTAGGTTAGTATTCTTGCCTCGTTTAAACAAATTACGTAATTCTCGTAGTCTATAACGAAATCCGCAGACATCACATTCCGCTATTACTTTTTTACTGGAAGCATACGCTACACTCATTTTTACCTCATTTTAACAGGTCTTACGCCTTTTTTGGCAATACCCGATCCACGGACTTTTTTACTCTTTTTGACTTTACCCCCTGCTTTTTTACCTTCAGGTAAGTCAGGTCTTTTCATCATGTTAAATATTGGAAACGTAGGATCATCACCCCCTGCGCTTCCTCCACCTTTACTCCGCGACGCTCTTCTTTGCTCACGCTCTTTTCTTTGTTGTTCAAACTTTTTTATGTCTGCTTGTCTCTTTAGTCGTTTAAGGTCTTGTGTATAATCTACACTTTGGAAGTACTTATCAAAAGCCCGTTCGGGACTCATGTTAGCAATATTTTTTAATTGTGCTTTTGCTATCCTTCTTCCTTCGTAACTCACTATATTCTCCCTACTCGTGGTATAAACCGTTCAGATGTTTTCTCCCTGTCTTCTCCTGCGGCTAAAGCGTATTGCTCTTCGTAATCTGTTTTTAATGCAGGTATACGTGCTGCAAGTTCAGGAGTTTTCATAGCTATATTATAAGCAAGACCTGCTACCAGACAAGGTAAAAAACGAAAGTTTATATCAGGCGTTTCAGCTCCATTACCTGCGTCTTCTATTCTTCGTAAACGCCAATATACAAACGTATACGTCGTAGAAGAATCGGGTACAGTCCATAAGTTTATCTTAGGAGCGGGTTGTAGTCGTTCTACCCATACCTGAAGAGGTCTACCTTGTGTTAACTTGTTTGGTATAGCCGAGTAGCTACCCACACCAATACGTGTTACGGAAAGGTCTGATTGAGTAGTTGTATTCCCTGCGTTTGTCCGTATGACATGGTCTAAAAGATCTATGGTATCCGCGGGAAGTGTATATTGGGAAGTTCCTGCTGTTAAAGTCTGAGTTCCACTATCAATAGTCCATAAGTTTAGACCTCTGTTCTGCCACTCAATAGTCAATAAATTCATAGACCTACGAGCAGTTCTTAAATCATACCCAGACTGTAATGGACGACCCGCACGTTCCCAGGCTTCTTCAGCGATCTCTGTGAAATCCATTTCAAATGCTGTAGTTCCTGACGTAGCCATTGGATATTAATTTTCCTTGTTGGGGGTATGTAGAACTGAAGCAAAGTACTCGTCAACTTCTGCTAACAAATCACTTTTAGTTTTACGTCTATCCAATTCTATTCCATGATCTCTCATTAAAGATTCTAATTCTACTTTGGTCATAGATTCATAATTAGGAGCATCAGAAGTAATTGCTTTCTCAATAATTTCTTCTACAGCTTCTTCCGCTACTTCTTCTACAGGGGC